TAGTGCGACAAGGTGCAGGAGTTGATGACTTCACTGCTTCAATACCCATCATCTTAAGATTTGGTTCTTCATATCTGACACCTTCACTATCCCATACATTTAAAATATATCTTTTCTTAGCAGTCCATATACCACGATCTGCGATGTTCTCTCTTTTCATAAACATCTTCTGATCATAAGCATTTACGTACTTGGCCAACGTTTCATAAGAACTCGTAATATACTTTTCAAATTCCATCTCACAGATCTTATTAAGGAACGCAACAATGCTTTTATTAGTTTTCTCTCTCCCTTTGTATACAGCATCAACCAAAGGGCCCAAGTTAAGGTAGATACTATCAGTATCACTAGCAATGACATAATCAACATCCTCCGTTTTTAAAATTTGATTAATCTTTTGGTTCATTTTGTTTTCAATCCATCGGATTGATACCTGTCCAGATAGAGTGATGGCCTCTGCGTTCGCAAGTTTGTAATAACGAAAGTATTGATTACCAATAGCACCATAAGCAGAATTAAGTTGTATCTTCCGTGCCATTTGGATATTGTTGCACCTTGCAATCTCCTTTTCCAACTTCTTGGTTTTTGTTTTTTCATACTGTTGCTTTGCCTCCAACATTTTCTTTTTGTATATGGTTCGATCTTTATAAATCTTTTCCATCAGTTCTGGTAGAAAACCACGAACATCTTTTCGATACATCGCACCATTTGCACAAACAGCACTATCTTTATACATTTCAAATGTTAAATCTTGATCAAGAATTTTATCAACTGTAACAGATGGATGCCTTGCATCTAGTAAAGTCTCAGGAGAAATATTATATTGCATAATAAGATGAGGGTATAGACTGTTAAGGTCAAAACTAACCACCCAATCATACTTTCCGGGAATGGGTTCTTTTACATATGCACCTGCATACTTTGCATCTTTTTGTGAGCGATTCTTTGGAGGGATGACAATATTCTTTTTCTTTAGATAGTTGTATATAATAGTATCCCACATACGAACCTGTGAGAATACATCAACGTAGTTTGCCTTTGCGTCATAGGCCATTGTGATTGCAAGTTCAATCAACTTCATCTTGTCTTCCATGCGGTCAACCAGTTCTACGTCAATGATGTTATATTCGACAAACTTCTGCCAACCTTTTGTATAGAAGTCCTTGAATGTATCATACTCAGAGTGATCAAGTTTCTTTTGACCAAGTTCAACACTTGCAATATAATCCAAACGATATGATTCTTGTGCTTTGTAAGTAAACTTCTTATACAAATCAAGATAATCTAACTGTGATACACCTCCAATGTCATATGAAATATGTCTACGACCTGCAATATAAGTTTCACATTCTGTCACCAGACCCCAAGGTGACATTCTTTTCATTAGTTTACCACCAAGAACTCTTTCTAATCTACGACAAACATATGGAATATCATATAACTTACTGTTCCAACCTGTAATAACTTCTGGTGTATTATCTTCAATCATCCACCAGTTTATGAATGCATTTAGAAGTTCATACTCTGAACTGAATGACTTGTAAATTACATTCTTCTGTTTATTATTGAAGTCACCAACACCCCAAGTAATTATTTGTTTTGTTGTGTAATCTTGTATTGATATGAGAAGTATTTCTTCGGCAGCAGATTCTACATCAGGGAAACCATTCTCTGACTTCACCTCAATATCAAGGGTGACTAATTTAATCTTTTCAATATCAAACTTGACTTCCTGCTCTGGATACTTGTCCGATATGTATTGATATATAAATCTCTCGTTCCCATATACATCAAAGTTTTCTACATCAGCATACTTCTTTATAAACTCACGACAATCACGCACAGAACCAGGTTTGATAGGTTCAACAACATCTCCCGTCAGTGTTTTGTATTTACTTTTTCTTTTGGAGTTGACAAAAAGAGTTGGATAAAACTTCTCACGAGTCATGAAGTGTTTGCCATCTTCATATCCACGAACTAAGAAGTTATCTCCAACCATTTGAACGTTGGTGTAAAACCTCATTCTTCAATCAAATTTAGATATTGTTCTAACAGTGTAGGTGTTGGGATCGCTAATGTCAAGATCTTGTCAGAACCCATCATAAAAGTATCATCTCTAGTAAGATCCATCATGAATGGTTCAAGAATAGTTTTACCTGATTCTGTATTAACAACATATGGTTTTACAAGTTTACAATCTGGTTGTCCTATATCTTCAGTTGCAACTTCATCAACTTGACTTATTATGTAATGATTATTTGTCAGTGCTATTACTCTCACTTCCATTTATTTTCTCCAGATACATTTCTTTAAGACTATCTATAGGTTCTACAATAGTCACTACTTGATGTCTTGGGACTAATACTTCTTTATCAGCAGATAATAAAATCCAAGGAGATAAAGTAATTTGTATTTGTCTATCGTCATCACTCTCAGCAAGAAATTGCTTTTCAGTTATGATGCGATGAGAATTAGCAAACAAGTAACCAATTGGTTTACCGTCATCTACTACTTCTTTTATTTCTGCAATAACTTGATCTTGGTCTTGCAATACTGCCAGTTTAATAGACATAATAAAATAGGTGTTGTATATATTATAGCATAAAAAAAGGGTTCGTCAAGAACCCTTTGTAATTTATTTAAAGATAATCTTTTCGAGCATGATGATCGGGGATTATTTTACCCAATTTAACGGTAAGAAGTCCGTCTTTAAATTCGACATCCCTGACTTTAACATCATCTGAGAGTTGCCAGGCTCTGTTGAAAGATCGTTGAGCCAATCCTTGATGGACATACTCGGATTCTGTCTCCTTAGTTTCTTTCTTTCCTTCGATGATAAGTTTTCCATATTCAGTGTAAACCTTTAGATCTTTTTTATTAAATCCTGCTAGAGCAATCTCTAACACAGATTCAACATTATTTACATGAATTAGATTGTAAGGTGGATAGTTTGATGAATAATCATCATTAAAAAATCGGTCAAGGTAATCATCCATACCTATACCGTTCTTTGAGATTATTTTCATCAACTCTGGTAAGTTTGCAGAGTGATAGCGTTGTAGTGCTGTCATGATTGTTCTCCTTTAAAAGCGAGTATAAAATGTGAACCCTTTCGGCATTCAATACTAATTATACTTTAAACCAGTTGCAAACGTTGAGGAGAACCGACTAACCAACGTTCGGGTTTCTTCCCAACCCTTGACATGGTACGTTTTACCGAGCCTTTCCTCTACTGCTTTTGCTAAAGGATAATCATTTTGACCTCTTTCCATCATGTCACCAAAGAAGTGAAGATCATCATCAAAATTAAAATATTTTATTATTTGACTCTTATCACTATCAGATATATCAAGTCCTGTCTGTCCTCCTATCTGAACATTAAGTTTTGGAAATCTATCTTTTAATCTATGTACAATATCTTTTCTTTCATTTGTATTAACATCCCATTTGACATATTCATCTCTACCTTTCATATTACCTTCACCTCTACCAAGAATACTAAAGTTTATTCCACCAGGTCTATACTCTATGTGATTACCTGTCCTTGTGGGGAAAGAACTATAATCTAACTCATCATTTAAAAAAGATATTAACTCATCAGATGGTCTCCAATCTGATCTATAAACACTATTCCTGCCATCGTAAATATCCGATCCAGAACAATTAAATACTCTTTTACATCGGTTGTAAATATCAGATCCAACCTGTTCGATAGTTTTATCTTTATCACTTCCTGTTACCAAGTAAGTATCAAACTTACAACAGAATATAAGAAACTCTGCAGAAAATCCTGCATGCATTTGTTTTCTACTCGGAGTTAAAGTTCCGTCAACATCAAAAATAAATTTCTTCATTACAAATAGTTTAAAATAAGATTAATCTTGTTTATCTTCTACCTTTTTCTTTTTACTACCAATATTATATTTTGTTTCAAGTATCCAATCACCTTTGTCTTTATATGCTAATACCTTAATCTGGTTTAAAGGTGCGATATCTTTGATTGTTTCGACATCTACAATACTTATGAGACCCCAATCAGCAAGAAGCTGAGCAATACGATTCCGACGCTGAACATCGTTAATAGTAAGGTTAGCGTGTTTGCCATCAAGGGCAAATAATTCTTTGAAGTGGACAAGATAATACCTTCCCTGCTTGTGTAGAATATGACAAGATTGATATATCTTCTTCTCTTTTCTCGATGCAACTCCAATACGAGTTAGTGTCTCACGAACTTTTAAAAAATCGTCTGGTTCACCCAAGACTACCTCGACCATTCTATCAGGCGCCCATTTCACCTCTGGTACTTGTACCACACTCATTTTGTTCCTCCAGTTTCAAACTTCGATTTAATGAAAGCAAGTTGTTCTTTAGTTAAAATAGTCAATGCTTGCTTTGCTTTTTCATTACTATAACCATAGTAACGTTTTACATAATCAATATCTTTAATCGTATCTTTACGGAGCCAAGGAGAGAATCTCTTCTTAGTTCTGAGGATATTTATAAAAAAGTCATATTGCATCTTCTTTGGTAAGAAGGAATACATATTCATCTCATTTGCAAACATAATTGCATCAAGATGACCAGAGAAACAACGATTAATTATATAAGGAGGATAATCTTTTTCAATAGATGGATCTTCATCAATTAAATTCTTTTTAGTTTGATTTATAGAGTTTAACCAATCTTTAAGTTCCATTACAATACCTCAAGAATAATTCCAGCACTCTTTTCCATGCTTCCAATTACACCACAAGGATATGAGTTAAAAGACATTGTGTATCTATCGTGTTCTTGTATTTTATGTTGATCAACACTATGAATTAACGTTGAGGGAAATATTATTAAGTCACCACTTATAGTAGGTTGTTTATGTAAAATAAGATTACTTTCATCTTCTTCATATAGAACTTTAATAATATTTGAGGTATTTGATGGGTAATGCATATTAGTATTATTACCCGTCCAAAAATTATCCATACTAAACCAAGTATGTGCATCCGAATTTGTAAGATATAATATAGCACTCATGAAAGAATTTGGATGAGAATGAGTCCATTGCCATTGATTCTCTTTTGCACAATTAGCCCAAGATTGAGTGATTTCAATTCTAGAACATCTAAATTTTAATTCATCTTTTACTTTATTAAAACACTCTCTTACCCAATTATGAATATCAAAATATTTTGGATCTTTATTTAATCTTGTATCTTTTGATTGAAGTATTTTCCACTTTTCATCATGTTCTACCCACTCATCATTTTTTAAAGTTTCTAATGTGTCTTCAAGTAACTTTTGTTTACACTTAAATTTAAATATTTTTTGTGGTAATATTTTTAGTGTTTTCATTCAATTCATTATCAAAATAAGTGGAACAAGAGCATACAAGATTACGATCACCGTAAACATTATCAATTCTTGATACTGCTGGCCAGAACTTATAATTCTGACTCACAGGATATGCTGCCTGTTCTCTGGTATAATTATACACCCATTCATTAGAACTGACAACCCTTGCAGTATGTGGTGCGTTTTTCAAGATACTTTTATCTGTATAGATTTCTCTTCTTATCATTTCCATTGCCTTAACAAATCTTTTAAGTTCATCAAGTGATTCACTTTCAGTTGGTTCTACCATCATCGTATTTGTAACTGGCCAAGATAATGTAGGTGCATGGAAACCATAATCCATCAATCTCTTTGCAACATCTTCTGCTGTAACAGGTAAAGTTCTACAATCAAAAATACATTCATGTGCAACACGACCATTCTCTGCTTTATATAAAACTTTGAATGATGTATCAATTTCATTTGCTAACCAGTTTGCCGACAACAATGATATCTCACTTGCTTTTCTTAATCCTTCTCCACCCATCATTCTTATATACATCCAACTGATAGGAAGAATACTTGCACTACCAAATTCTGCTGATGATACTCTTTTGTTCATATATGGTGTAAGATGTGATGCGACTCCAATCGGACCTACACCAGGACCTCCACCACCGTGAGGAATACAAAATGTTTTATGTAAATTAAGATGACAGACATCTGCACCATACTC